AAGGCAATGGTGTCTTTAAAAGCAATACCGTAAGATCCCGCAATTTCTCTTGCAGTTTCTGAAACATCTTTTCTAACCTTAGCTAACTCTGCAGAAGATACTGCCGTCAATCCTCCATAAACCTTTGTTAGTCTGACCAACTCTTCATCTGCGGCTCTAAATGCTTTTTGAGCAGCCATACCGAATGCTGCAAGTGGTACAGTTAATCCTACTGTTAGCTGACGACCAGCCCACTGAGTATTCTTACCCCAGTTGATAAGCTGATTAGATCCGTCAAGCATAACCTTGTTCATAATGGCTAGCTCTTGTCTTGCAATTGCTGTCTTATTCTTTACTTCGTCTAGGCCTTTTGCAACCATTACGTTGTACTGCATTAAACCCTGTGCATTTTTACCAACTGGTTGAACAATAGCATTCTGAAGCATAACTTGCTGCTTAGCTAAATCTCTAATTAAGTTGCTTGTTTTCTTTGTATGCCCGCTCCAGGCGTTGTAATATTCTCCTAGCTTGAGTCTACCTCTGTCTAGGTTTCTTCCAAACTTTTCTACATCTGAAGTAAGCGATACAAAGTGTGATGAAAACTGTCCCGTTGATCGCATAGTTTCTGCGAAGGACTTATTCATTACAGCAATTTGATTAGCAAGCTTGGCGTTAGTTCCCGCCGTAGTTTCTTGTAATTTTACGAGTTGGGCAGTAGTCGCAGCAAGCTGGGATCTTAAGCCCGTAAAGTCTGCGTTGGCCGTAATATGGGTCGTGATTAAATTATCTGCCATATGTATATGTTACTCTACTGAGTATCCTAATCCTGCTCCAATACCAAATCCTGCATCTGTTGCAAAAGAGCCTTGAAGTGAAACAACGTCATCTGCTGACGCATTTATTCCAAGTGCCCTACGTTTGACATCTTCGAAGGAAGATCCCTCCTCATTATTACTGCTATTATCATTTAACTCAATACCCTGAATTGAAGCCAAGAACTTTCTTTTTTCCGATTCAGTTTTTTGCATTGATTTAAATGTCTGGACCATCTCTGGCATTGAAAGATTATCTTCTAGTTCTTCGTAATTTTTCCAATTACCTAAAAGAAATACTTCCCCTTCTAAAGCGGCTAGATCTAGTTCTGTCCAGCCAGTACTGCTGCCGCTAGTAGGTTTGGGTCGTCCATCTTAATCCCTCCGCAAATTTCAAGGATGCGGTTGATGGTTGGTACGTCAAGTGTGTCTTCAAATGCGTCTTTATCCTTAACCAATTCAGGCAGTTGCTTTTCTAGGGCTACCGCACATGCTTCGATAAGAATGGTGAGCGTTTCGTCTTCTGATGTTACTTCTTGTGTCTTTGCAATGACCTTCATAAACTTGCGAAGCTCTTTAATTGTTAAAGGCTTAAGCTTAACCGTTGCGCCATTTTGTAGCTGAATTTCTTCAACATCGTATACTGTTGTTGCCATTTAATCCTCCTAGGATCTAGTCTTAATTATTGTATCATATTGACTATATAAGGGCAATAAAAAACCCCTCAATTTCTTGAGGGGCTTTTATTAATTAATTAATATTAATTATAGCCAGGTGCGGTCTACGATTGTACCGTATTCTGCGCCTGCATCTCCTGCTGCTCCTGATGGAAGCAAACGGAATGTTACTGGGAATGTTGATGCTGCGTTACGAGCCAAAGAGAACTGTGACTGTTGTACAGAAAGAACACGACGTGCATAATATACACGCTCTGTCTTTGATGATGCTGCAGTTGTTGGAGCCTGTCCAATTGCAACTAGCTGACGCTCAACTGGAGCTTCTCCTAGTGCACCTGCTGCAAGTCCTAGCTTCTTACCTGACTCAGTAAGAGTTGCTTGTGACTGACCAAATACGGCAAGAACGTTCTCAAGAGTTCCTTCTGCCATTTCTGTTGCAATCATAACTTCCATTGTCTCCTTGAACAGCTTAGCTGTATCAAGAAGCTGATCTACTGTTACTGAACCGTATGATGGGTTGTATGTAATTTGAAGACCATTGTTTGTAAATCCGACGTTGCGATATCCTGCACCAGTTGTTGCTGAAGAAGTTGTGCTGTCTACATCTACTCCGTTAAGAGTTGCGATGTATGACTCTCCTGCAACATATGGTCCTGGTGTTGCTGATGTTCCATTCTTAAATGCTGGAACTGTCTTGTTACGACCAACTGCTCCTGTTACTGCAGTTCCTGGTACCAAGTTCTCTACGTATCCTGATGTAGTAGAATCTTCTACTGACAAGAATAGCGGAGACGCTCCAACAAGAATGTTTCTAGCATTACCTGTGTTTTGTGCCATGTTGTAAAACCTCCATTAAATAAATATATATATATTGACTTACTTTAGATCAAGCTGGCTAGGCTCATTTCCTCTTACCTAATTTTACTGGAAATAGGGTTTAAAAGCAACTATGCAAATCTTCCTACGCCATTTGTGACTCTTGAGTATTTGACTTCTAGTATTACGTCTGTCGAGAGGAACCCCTGAAGCTCCTGAGAAGGATCAATGGGGGTTGTCTCCTGGACATATATGCTGTGGAAGATTAATTTATTGGTAGTAATTGATGAATTTACGTCTTGGGCAGACTCATCCATTCTCCTAAATAGGTCCATGAGCAGGTTTCTTATCTCATATATCTCTGTGATGTTTGTTGAGTAAATTGTAAATAGGACCTTCTCGCAGCAAATCATCCAATTCTCTTCATAGGATAAACCAATCTTGTCATAGACAATATGCTTCTTGCCGCTAAGGAACTGATCCATTTCTGGCAATTGCTGAACTGGGATAATTGGTAAGACTTCTCTTCCTAGGTTATCTGAATAGTAGTCGTTCTCATTGAACATTCCCGCCAACTTTAATTCTTTCCATAGGAATTTGCGGAGCTCAAACATTGCGTCTATTTTATAATCTACGGTCATAGTGCTCCTCCAAATGATGCTCTCAAGGCTGAGTCAGCCTGCATTCTTATTTTACCAGCACTAAAGCTATATTGCACTTTTCTAATATTAATAGGGACAGCAAGAGCTTTTGACATTGCTGAATTAAATATCCTCTGAAATCCCGATGCTTTGATAGAAGAATTTACTAGTTGCCCACCAAAGAATCTTCCATATGAAAGAGAAAATTGATTTGTAGCAGCAGTGCCTCCAGGCCTTTTAACGACTACAGAGGAGCCTTTAGGCATAAAGACTGTTCTACCATCTAATTCAAATACTAAGCGCTCTGCTGACCTTGGGCGAATTACTACGGGCATTCCAGCTTCGATTACAGATGCTTTGTTTGCAAACACATACTTTTTCTTTTGTTTTTTATTTTTTGATGGTACAGAAGACTTGGATAGTTTAAAATCTCTAGATATTCTAAAAGATAATCCTGGTTGATCAACTAATGTTAGATTAAACAGTCTATGTGCTGGGCTTCCAACTTTATTCCATTCATAAACATGATGAAGTGCTTTTGGCTTGCTTCTTGCTTGAGCATCTATATATTGACCAAAGTCTTTGTCTATTTGATTAAAGATAGTTTTTTTAAATAGGCTTGCAAATTCTGCATTTCGAGTTAGTTTAGATAGTACGCTTGCTTCATAATATAAGAATGCAGATATTTGTGCTACCGTGCTATCGGTTATAACACCTGGAACTGAACCTGCCATTAATCTTTCTAGTCCGCTAGATGCTTGTATTAAGGCTACGCTATTGTCCAATTACCTGACTCTCCGATCTCTTGACGGTTGTGTTGTATCCAACAATTCCGCCCAGTGGTTCGGTCATTGGTGTGACTCCCATTACCTCAAATACTGTAGGGGTGTTATTTGGAAAATCTACTTCTTCCCAAATTATTGTCCCATCTGCGGTTCTGATGTTGGTAATCTTTTCTCTAAATGTAAGCTTGGTGGCAGTTCTTATTTGCAAAACTTGATCATTAAGATACTTGTTAGAAAAAACTTGTTTGTCTCCAGATCGGGTAGATGCTGAGTTGCTAATTATTCCTTTTGCATGGCAAGCTACTGTTCTATTAAACTGCCATTCTTTTTTAAATGCGCCTGTTGACTCGTCTTGTGTATCAAATTGCTTATATACGTCCATAAGCATAGGCAGGACTGAATCAACAATGCTGTACATTAGATAAGAACCATTTGAGTAATTACATAAGGTGTTAGAAGCTGGTCTACGTACAGATTCCCTGTTCCTGATGATGCCGAGCTATTATACTCAAAACTCCAGTCAAATGTCTTAATTGATTTAATGTATTTATTTCTCCAGGTCTTATCCTTAGAGAAGTAGTCTTTCATTAATTCTATTGTTGCAAGTTGTACTGCATCTGGCACGGTTTCCCAGCCAAATTCTCCAACCACTTTATACTGGACATTCTTTGAGAACACTCCATTAAACGTGTCGTTAATTGTTGGAGGCACTAGTCCATTTGCAACATATACTGCGTTATCTAGCAGGTTTGTTCTATTAACTCTTATAGCAAAACCACTCTCTGAAACAACTGGATCATATAGCCAATTGTTTACAGGAGGGTTTACAAGATTATTGACAAGCAATATATCATTAGAATACAACTGATAGATCTTATTTAACTTAGATGAAAGGGGAAGCGTATCTGATTCATCACCGTAAATAACTTGATTATCTGTGTATAGATAAAAGTCTTGCCCTGTGTAATCTTCAATTATCTTTCTTGCATATCTTTCTGCAGATTGAAGATCTCCATACGTCTTATAATTTGGATCGCTTGGGTCCGACCCAAAGTTCAAATCGTCTATCTGTTCATTGATAGAGATGTATGGGGTAATAACATTTAAATACGTTGTATGGGTTCCAGTCGATCCAGGGGATACAACATACTCCCAGACAAGCTTTAGCTTTCTAGGATTTGCTGTGTAGGAAAATGGCAAGATTACTTGATATGTTCCAGCATCTGTCTCAACCGCTGTAGCGGTCAATGTGATTAAAATGGTATTAGGATTAACGTTACTAGTTATACTTTGTGTAACATCGTATACTTTTGCTGTAACGCTTCCTGATGGGGATACCAATTCCCCCTGCCAATAGATCTTTGTTCTGACTGGCGAATTGCTGTTTACATATATCTCTGCCATTTTACAAGCTTAGATTAGTTGTAATACTCCTGAACTTCCTTTGGAGTTGCTAATCTGAAGCCCTCCTCCTTATCAAAAATTTCTTGAGCATTTTCTTCTGTCATCGCAATGAAAGGATGCTCTTTTGTGAATGTGAATCCAATAACGTCGTACCTGTAGTTTTCTCTAGTCATTCTAACTAGGACTGTGTTTTCTGGCTGAGCATCTGGATTAAATCTTGGAAGGATTTCTTCTGTATCGGCAAACTCTTCTGCTGCCTCTTCAATATCCTTAACAGTCTTTTGATACACAGACCATGTGACTCCCTCTTCTGCAAGGGCGGCAACGATATCTGCCTTACTCTTAAT